AAAAGTCGTAGAGCTTTACAGTGACATACCGAATTCATTTGCGGCAAGTCCTGTGAACAGTGATTTAACACGAGTTATTAATGAGCAAGCGATTAAACAATCAATCAGAAATTTATTGCTAACAGACAGAGGCGAAAGGCTGTTCAGACCTAACTTTGGTTCTGATTTAAAGGCGCTTTTGTTTGAAAATGCAACGCCTGCATCAATCACTATAGCAGAAAAGGGCGTAAAGGAATTCATTGGGCTGCACGAAAAAAGATGCAATATAATCTCGTGTACAATATCCTCTAATTTGGATTCTAACGCTGTTGAAGTTTCTATTTTGTTTAATGTGATAAATAGATCTGATACAGTAGAATTTAACATCATTTTAGATAGGGTAAGATAATGGCTAAAACTCCCGTAAGTAATATTGACTTTTTTGAAATTAAGTCTGAGTTTCTGAACTTTCTGAGAAATCAGGACAGATACAAAGATTATAATTTTGATGGGTCTAATATGAATGTATTATTAGACGTTCTGGCATATAACACGTACTACAATCAGTTCTACAATAACATGGCTCTATCTGAGATGTTCTTGGATTCATGTCAATTGAAAAACTCTGCGATTAGCCACGCAAAAGAGTTAAACTATTTGCCACGCTCTAAACAATCATCAGTTGCAACTGTTAATTTGACTATTACTGCAGATCAAGCAGCAAACTATTTTACTATTCCTGAGGGTACCAATTTCACTGCAAGATGTGGTGAACAAATTTTCAACTTCATTACTACAAAATCATATGTTGCTGAAAGAGTTGCTATAGGATTGAATAGATTCTTTGTTTCTGATATGAAGGTATATGAAGGAAGAGTGATTGAAGAATTCACTAACATTTCTGATTTGAGAATTAAGAGTACTGATGTTGATACTACATCCATTCGTGTTTTCGTAGAAGGCGAAGAGTATCGTTATGTTAGCGATATTTTTGGCGTAGGCGCTGATGATAAAGTATTCTATATTCAAGCAGAGCAAGATGGTTATTATAGTATCTATTTCGGCGACAATTTAATAGGTGCGCAACCTGCAACAACTGATTCTATCATCATGCGATATCGTATCACGCATGGAGCTGAAGCAAACGGAATTACAAGTATCAACATTGTAAATAGAAACCTAAATGATGCATCAACAATTTTAACAACATTAATCGGATCATCTGTTGGTGGTCGTGATCAAGAATCTTTATCGTCGATTAAGAGATTTGCACCAAAGGCATTACAAATTCAAGACCGTGCTGTTACTCGTCAAGACTATGCGATTTTGTTGCAGCAGCGTTTTCCTGAGATTCAAGCCATTTCGGTGTTTGGTGGTGATGAAATTGATCCACCAGAATACGGATCAGTTATTATTGCAGTTGATGTTGCAGGTCAACAAGGAGCTTCTGACTCAGAGATTGCTGCCTTTAAAGAGTTTTTATCTGATAAAACTCCTTTAACAATTCAACCTATATTCAGAGTTGCACAATTTGTTTTCGTCGAATTAGACATTGCTATCACATACGACAAGAAGCTGACAACATCTTCTGCAGAGGCAATAAGACAAGCTGCAATAAGCGCAATAGCTGCATATGCTGAGAGTGACATCAACGGATTTAATTCTGTATATGCACAATCAAAAGTCACTAAAGTCATTGATAATATCTCAGATGCTATAATCGGAATTGATATCAATGCAAAACCTTATATCGAATACAATCCAATTATTGATATTGCTGATAGCCCCGAATTCAATTTTGGTAATGCATTAGATAAACCATACCCCTTTGATGACGCAAAAGGATTTGCTAATTATGACTCAGCAATTTCTTCTACAAGTTTTGTGATTGATGGGGTTGACGTGCAACTTCAGGATGACGGATTAGGAAATATTTTAGCAACAACTGTTAACGTGCCTACAAGATCTGTGTTGAAAAGAAATATTGGAACTGTAGATTATGACACAGGCGAAGTAAGATTAAGTAATTTTAAAGTTTCTAGCTATGAGGGAAGTGCAATCAAAATCTTTGTAACCCCATTAGCTAAAAACTTCTTTAGTGAGCAAGATAGAATTCTTGAATTAAAAGAAGCAGATTTAAATGTTGAAGTAACTCCCCTAACGCAATCGAATAATGCAGGGTATGCATCATCTACAATCAGGAATTAATAGATAAATGCTAAACAAAATATCAATCGTTAACGAAATTCCTCAACAATTTCCTCAGGTGTATCGTGAAGAATCGCCTGAGATTGTTGAGTTCGTTAAGTCGTATCACGAGCATTTAGAAAGCACGCTACAGCAAGATTACTTCACTATAACTGATATTGATACAACTTATGCAGAGTTTCTCAAGTATTTTCAGCGCACACATTTAAAGGATTTAGATGTTGAGCTTGTTCCTAATGTTAGATTGATAACAAAGCATATTCACGATTTGTATAACAGAAAAGGTAGTGAAGAGGGCTTAAGACTGCTCTTTAAACTATTTTTTAATGAAAACATTGAATTGTTTTATCCTAGCGTCTCGCTGCTGACTCCCTCATCTTCTGAATACTATAATAACTCATATCTAGAAATGGAAAGTGTACAAAATCCATTGGGGTATGATTTACGACGAGGCATGAGAATTCAGGGTCAAACAACAGGTGCAACTGCATATGTTGAAGAAGTCGTGTTTAAAAACTTTGATGGGGTTTTAAGTCCTTTAGTGTTTCTGTCAAATAAAAGAGGCGAATTTACGGTCGATGATGTTATCATCGTATTAGATGATAAAGAACAATTCCTAAGATATAGCACACAAAAAATTGCAGGATCAATGTCAGAAATTGTTTTTGACAACATTAATCAATCATCACCAAACAATGAAGTCGGTGATGAGTTTGATGTTGTTACGCAAGACGTGCTAAAGAAACCTGGTAAGTACGGTCGTGTTATGGCTGAAGAAGTTACAACAGCATCTACAGGCAGCGTCTCGCTAAACATCTCTGAGAGGGGTTATGGATACACAGTGCCTGTTGTACAAAACTCAGGTATTTTAGTTGATAGTATTGATGCACAAAATAACGATGTTGTGCAAATCGTCTTTCAACCTACTGATCCACAAGCACCTCCGCCTTCTACAGAACAGGCATTAATTTTTGAAAACACAATAAAATACTATCGCATTCAATCAGCAACTCCTTTTCCTAACGTAGCAGGAGATATCACAACAGATACTTACGCTATCGAATGCTTATCAGGATTTAATGTTGATGAAGGTGCTACGGTTAATATAGAAATAACAGCAAATCCTAATATTGCTGATGGCACGACAATCGATGTTGAATTATCTGGTGACATTGTGCCTGCAGATATTGTAGGTGAGTTATTAGTTTATACTGTAACAATGACTAACGGAGTGGGAACGCTTTCTTTTGATATTGCAGAAGATAATGTCGCAGATGGAATTAAACAACTTTACATCACTCTTGCCGAACAAGACAGTGCGTCCAATTTTACAGGCCAACCTGCTGTTGTTATCTCAGTAAACGACACTTCAACACCTGATTCACCTCTCATTGACACATTGCCTCAAACATATCTTATAACTTTAGAAACACCTGTCGAAAAAAATTATATATCAGGATTTTCAATTGAGCTGGTCGATAAACGAACAATAACAGATGTGTATATTAGCAATCAAGTTTTAGTTGTTGATGATGACACCGCAGTTAGAGTTACCTTATTACAAATTGCTGACGAAATTGATAGAATTGCGGTAGGGTTAACTACGCCATCAGATCCTACAAATTCTGACTTGGTTGAGGTATTCAACTATTTAAAACAAATAAACTCTGATACAAGAAGACAAAACGGTGATATAAACAATACGGGTGCTATAACAGAATCTGACGCCACATATTTACGCAATGCGTATTATGGTGATTCATCATCTATTAAATTAATAGGCGATAGATTTGATGAATGGACAAAGGCAACTTTTGGTCGATTAGAAATCATTGATTACTTTGACGGGCAAACAACAAAGAGTGGTCAAATTATTGCATATGAAAGACCTTTGCTGTATATTGCCACCTCACAATTTAAGGCGTTTCCTGCGGGCGACACACAAATAACCATTCAACGCAATAATGGACAGACATTTGACGTAACTGAGATAACAGAATATAATGATACGGCAAGATTCGAACTACAATCATTAGGCGAATATAAAGAACAAATTAGCATACCGACACTGCCTATCAGTGACTTATTCAACACAAGTATTGATACTCTTTTTACAACCACGCTAGGCGATTTGTCACCTATCGAAACATTTGAAATAGGTGAAGTTGGCGATTTTAAAATTATTGATAGCGGATTTAATTACACAAATGAAACATTCTTTGCTGTAGATCAGCCTTTTTTCGGCACGTTTAATAAACATGATTTTTATATTGAAATTGAAAACCTAGACATTGTTTTGTTTCCGGGCGATGAAATTTCACAAACAGGAACATCGTTCAATGGATTGCCATATACGTCAAAGGGAGTGTTCTTATATAGAAATGGTAATAGATATTACTTCAGATCAAAATCTTTCTATCAATTTGATGCCGATCTGCCGATAAGCATATATAATTTACAGTTTGAAGCAGGCTCTATTGTATACGACTTAGAAACTCCTATACTAGGACAAAACGCTGAAGTGAAATCGACGACCACGTACGGTAAAGGACAAATTCAAAAAGTAAAAATATTGAATTGTGGTTATAGATATGAAGACGGCTCTGTCGTAAATCTCGTTAACGATGATGGGGTTTCTGTTGCAACTGCAACTGTAAGGTCATTGGGCACAGGATTCTCTGAAGGTCAATGGAGAACAACAAGATCACATTTAAATGCAGAGGCACGTGTCTTACAGGATAGTAATTACTATCAAGAATTTTCGTTTGATGTTAACAGCGTATTGACACCCGATAAGTATGAAAAAATTGTACGAGACGTTGTCCAAGTTGCTGGCACAAAAATGTTCTCGACGCCATTGATAAATACAAATAACAACTTAGAGGTTGATGGCGTGTTTGAAATTGCATTCTTCGAAATTAAATCTATACCATATATTACAGAGAATGATGCAGAAAGTCCTGTTGAAGAATCGCAAAACAGATATCCTGAACAGAACTTTACAACAGAAGATAGTCCGTTTAGAGGCGATCTGCCTGAAAATCTCGTCACTGTGGAAACAGAAGCTACGACAACTATAACAATATAGGTTAAAAATGACAGGTAAAGTATTAACAGAAAAGTTCAAATCACAGAATGCCATTGACTTCTGGAACTCCTTAAATGAGGAACGTTTTTATGTCGTAGCATCATGTGTTGACAATCCCAATGGTGATGTTGTCAATAGCGTAGCTGACAAAAACGAATTTCTTCGTCGAGTTATTTTTGGAAATAAAATAACAAAGGATGATGCAAGATTTTTGTTCAGAAAAATTCCATGGCAATCAGGTAAAGTTTATACTCAATATGATGATCAAACCGACTTAACGAATAAAGACTATTATGTTACAGTATTAACAGGTGAAGTTGATGCCGCTGAATATAGAATCTACAAATGCATATTAAACGCTGGCGGTCTTCCATCATCTGTAAGTCCTTCGACAGTTTCCTTTGATGATACTGATGACGGATTCTTTGGAACATCTGACGGATATATCTGGAAATATATGTTTTCAGTATTGCCTTCTGAGTATACCAAATACCAAACAACGACTCAACTTCCATATAAAGTTCCTTTGGAATCATATTCAGCCAATGATGGCATCTATAATATGGCAATTACCGAAACAAATGAAATTGCGCTAAGTCTATTTTCACAATTCAATTTAGGTGAATGTAGTGTCATTAACGTGCTGCAAGAGTCAGATGGAAACTACGCTGCTCGTATTCAGGTACCTAACACATCGTTTATCAGAACAGAAGCTAATGCCTATGTGGGCATGTATCTAGAAATTAATGGAACTGTATATAACATTATAGGATCATCTAAACCTGCAAACACAACAGACAACATCTTAATATTAAAAACAGATACGCCCATTAATATTAATGCACAAACAAAATGTTTTGTTAAGCCTAAAATTATTGTGACTGAAAGTAATACTGGTGGTACAACATGTGTCGCTTCGGGTGTATTAGATGGGTTCGGCAGATTGGTTGGAGTATTTTTTAATGCTCACGGATCAGGATACACATTCGCAAAAGCAAAATTATCACTTCCACCTTCATTGCAAAAGTTTGACGGGTCTGTTTTGTTAAGGCCAATTGTAACTCCTGACGGCGGACATGGTGCAGATCCTATTATCGAATTGAAAATGAGTACAGTTGGAATTGTTACTAATTTCGTGTCGACAACAGACACATTAACACCTTCAACAAACACATACACGCAAGTAGGTCTTTTAAAAGAACCTGCATTTACTGAGGTGGATCAGAATCCTCTGTATTTTGATGCAAGAAAACGCTTTAATGTTTTGGGCGATATCACAGAATCTGTTGAACAAGGATACTACCTGTATCAAGAAGCAGATCCTGAGCTTGAGGCAATTGTACACGAAATCGAATATGACGAAGAACTTTCTTTGACCTCTGTGTATATTGCAGACTATGTCGGAGCAACGTTTAATGATTTTGTTAGGGGCCCGGTTAGTGCAAAGGAAACCCGACAGTCAGAAACCTCTGTGAGTTTTACGATAAATACAATTGAAGAAGGTGAATATGTAAATTCATCGGGCACACTGTTACACTACGTAAGTTTTGATCCTATTGTCAGAACTTCTGACAATTTAGAAAAAATAAAATTTATATTTGACTTCTAGGGAAAAGAGATAAAATAAATGGCTATTAATAAAGACCTAAATGTTTCGCCTTACTTTGATGACTTCGACGAAACAAAGCAATACCATAGAGTACTGTTTAAGCCTGCTCGTCCCGTACAGGCACGAGAATTAACACAGCTTCAGTCAGTGTTGCAAAATCAAATTGAAAGATTTGGCTCAAATATCTTTAAAGAAGGTACTACTATTAGTGGCACTGACATTTATGATATTTCCGATCTGAAGTATATTAAACTTGACGATGACGTTGCAGGCATCAATGGCGTAGGCCTTGAATCCTTTTTGCCACGATTGGCAACAAAAGAAGATGCTCAAAATAATGCAGGCGTAACTGAAGACGACTATCTTACCTTTACCCTAGAAGGTGGTACCACCCGTCTTGTCGCTGAGATTGTAAATGCATCTGACGGATTCGTTACTCGTAATCCCGACTTAAAAACGTTTTTTATTAAGTATCGTGGCACAACTGATGGAGAACCCGTCGGGTCTCTTTCAGAGTTTGATGCAGGTGAAGAACTTGTAATTCGTGATCCGTTTGGTGCAACTGTCGGAAACATTACTGTATCTGCTCTTGCAGGATTTAAAGGTAATAGCCGAGGCGTTGGTGTATCAGATGGTGTTATTTTTCAAAAAGGACATTTTCTATACGTCGAACCTCAAACGATTGTTGTCTCAAAATATACAGATCAAGCTGATAACATTTCTGTAGGATTTGATGTTAACGAGTTGATTGTTAACTCTAACCAAGATCCAACCTTGCTAGACAATTCGCAAGGATTTTTAAACAAAAACGCACCAGGTGCAGACAGATTAAGATTGCAGCCGTTTTTGGTTTCATATCCATCTGATC